AACTCGAGTCCGACACATGGACTACGGTGTGGTCTTATCCGCCTTCTTCTGGAGAAGATTTAAAAACAAAGAAAACATAACATTCTTTGATCCTAACGAAGTTCCTGACTTGTATGAAGCGTTCTATAGCAACACAGAATTGTTTGAAGAACTGTATGTCAAATACGAAAAGCAAGCAGGACTTCGCAAGAAGACAATGTCGGCTGAAGATGTATTCAAAGGCGGCATCCTAAAAGAACGCACTGACACTGGTCGTATCTATCTAGTGTTTGCAGACAATGTAATGAACCAAGGACCGTTTGATCCTGAGTATCATACAATTTACCAGAGTAACCTTTGCTGTGAAATACTTTTACCTACTAAGTCCTTTAAACGTCTGGATGACGATAGCGGTCGTATCGCACTTTGCACATTGGGCTCAATCAATTGGGGTGCGTTCCGTAACCCAGAAGACATGCGCCGTGCTTGCCGTATATTGCAGCGTAGCCTCTGTAACATTCTTGACTATCAAGACTTTCTTTCCATCCAGTCTAAACTAAGCAATGACGAAATCCAACCATTAGGTATTGGTATCACTAACTTAGCATACTGGCACGCCAAGCGTAGCCTACGCTACGGTGAGAAAGATGCACTACAAGAAGTTAAGAGCTGGATGGAGCATCAAGCATTCTATCTTACTGAAGCTACTGTGGAACTTGCTAAAGAACGCGGTCCTTGCCTACACAGTGATAAGACACGTTACGGTAAAGGTGTGTTCCCGTGGGAACTACGTGCTAAGGGTGTTAACGAACTAGCTGACTTTAAACCAGAACTAGATTGGGAAACACTACGCACACAGATGAAAGAGCACGGGGTTCGTAATGCTACACTTATGGCTATTGCCCCTGTTGAAAGTTCTAGTGTTGTTATCAATAGCACTAATGGCATCGAAATGCCTATGTCGCTTATTACAGTTAAGGAAAGCAAAGCAGGTTCCCTTACACAAGTTGCACCTGAGTATGCTAAACTAAAGAACAAGTATCAACTAATGTGGGAACAGACTGATTGCACTGGCTACTTAAAAACAGCAGCCGTGTTAGCAGCCTATGTTGATCAAAGTATTTCAACTAACACATTCTACAATCCTGCACACTTTGCTGATCGTAAAGTTCCAACAACATTGATTGCCAAGAACTTGATGCAAGCTCATGTGTGGGGAATTAAAACGTTCTACTACAGTCTAATCAATAAGGCAGGTAGTAAGGAACAAGAAGATGTTGCCAAGCCATTAGAGGCTATCAACTTCGACGATCAAGAGGACTGCGAAAGCTGTAAACTATAATGTTAGAAACAATTTGCGACATAATGGTAGACGCTTACAAGCGTAACTGGATTACCAGTCGTGATGGCAATGTAAGTATTCGTCATCACGACCGTGACCACTTTTACATTACGCCGAGCGGTGTGCGTAAGCAAACACTACAGCCCGATCAGTTTAAGAAGATTGGGATTGAAAAAGGTTTCTACGATCAACCTCCACGCCTAATTCATTCTATTAGAGAATTAGAATACAGTGACATCAGTAAGAATTTAAAGCCTAGTGGAGAACTGCCATTACACTTTGGTCTGCAGAAAGAAATGGGGCAACATAAAGACGATGTTCGAGTTGTTGTTCACGTGCATCCTACTTACTGTATTGCGGCCATGCATGCCGGCATTGACCTCTCAACTATTAGTAAAAGTTTCCCAGAACTCAATCGTTACACAAAGGTAGCACCTAATGTAGGTGATGTTAATCCTATTAGTCAAGAACTAGCAGATTGGTGTTTTGAGAATCTACAATTAGACAACGCTGGAAACATTGCCTATGACATTGTAGGTATCAAAGGGCACGGCGTAGTTGCTATTGATACAAGCCCATGGCGTGCTTATGAGCACATAGAAAGATTAGAACATATTTGCAAGATTGTTCTTGCATCAGGAAAACATTAATATGAGTAACGCACAATATAACTTATCAACAAAAACAGATTACCTAGGTCGTAAGATGTTCCTGGATCCAGAAGGCCCAGTTACCATTCAACGATTTGAAGAAGTAAAATATCCTAAGATTCAAAACTTTGAAACTACTGCACGTGGTTTCTTTTGGGTCCCGGAAGAGATTAGTCTAACCAAAGATGCAGGAGATTTTAAAGATGCCAGCGAAGCCGTTAAACATATTTTCACTAGCAACCTACTACGTCAAACAGCACTTGATAGTTTGCAAGGTCGTGGACCAACACAAGTATTCACTCCTGTCTGTAGCCTACCGGAAGTCGAAGCCTTAATGTATAACTGGGGCTTCTTTGAAACAAACATTCATAGTCGCTCATACAGTCACATTATCCGTAATATCTACAACGTGCCTAAGGATGTGTTCAACACAATCCATGACACTAAAGAAATTGTGGACATGGCTAGCTCAGTGGGTAACTACTACGACAAGTTACACGTTATCAATTGCCGTAAGGAGCTCGGGCAAGCAGTAACAGAAAAAGAACATATCAAAGCAATTTGGATGGCCCTACACGCTAGCTATGCATTGGAAGCGTTCCGCTTTATGGTATCATTTGCTACAAGTCTAGCAATGGTTGAGAACCGCATCTTCATGGGTAACGGCAACATCATCAGCTTGATCCTTCAAGACGAATTACTACACAAAGGTTGGACTGCGTATTTGATTAACCAAGTAGTCAAAGAAGATAATCGCTTTGCCGAAGCCAAGATTGAATGTGAAGCGGAAGTGTATCAGTTGTATATGGATGTTATCCGCGAAGAGAAAGACTGGGCAACCTACTTGTTTAAGATGGGGCCGGTCATTGGATTGAATGCAAACATTCTAAAAGACTTTGTAGACTACACAGCAGTTGGTGCATTAAAAGAAATCGGTATCAAGTATCTTGCACCGGCTCCGAAGACAACACCTATTCCGTGGTTTAACAAACATGCTAATACAAGCAACAAGCAAACAGCCTTACAAGAAAACGAATCAACAAACTATGTTATCGGAGTTATGAGTGATATTCTAGACTACGAAGAGTTACCAGCAATTTAAGAGAGAAACATGATTATAGTATATTCAAAAAACAACTGCCCATTTTGCGATCGTGCAAAAGCATTGCTAGAAAGCAAAGAGATTCAGTTTAAAACAGTTATGATGGAAGATACTCCGGGCGCACGTGAGTTCCTAATGGATCAAGGCTTGCGTAGTGTTCCACAAATTTTCAAGGACGGCGTTCTCCTTCCTGGCGGCTATCAAGGCCTAGCAGGTAAAGACGAAGAATTTTTTAACACACTCAAAGGATAATATGTTAATTTCAAAAGGCGTAGCAGTAGGCGAAGTTATTACACTTAAACTTACATCAGGCGAAGAACTAGTAGCCAAACTAACAGAAGAGACTGATTCTCATTACAAGCTATCACGTCCAATGGTTATCGGTATGGGTCAACAAGGTCCTGGTCTAATGCCTTACTTGTTTACAGTTCATCCAGACAAGGATGTTAAACTATCAAAGTTAACAGTAACAGTAGCAGAAGCAACTGATGAAACTTTTGCAAAGCAGTTTTTAGAAACTACTTCGGGTATTAAGTTAGTCTAATGTTAACTGTAACAGAGGCAACAGTAGGAATGGCTACACCGTTCACGCAAGTGATCGATGTGCAAGTTGAAACGATAGATGAGCTCACTGGCGAAACTATTCTTGTCCCTTCTGAAACTGTTCCTACTGTTACTGCTAGTTATACTGACCCAGGGGTTGTTATTGCAACAGAAGTTGGCAAGGTAACTATATCCGGGTTATATAGATCGATCATCGTTACCTCGTGGACATACATTAACTTAGATAAAGCAATAGTTACTACAAACATGGCACCTGAACTTGGAACGTTTACAATGATAACAAAGGTAGACAGTCCTGCTAATTTGAAAGAAGTTTGCACTTATTCAATTGACGGGGAGTCGTTTGTTCATACTGTTGACTTAGGCAGTTATTCGGGCATTGCCAACACATTAAAATCTTTATTAGCGACGGTATCATAATGGGAAAACCAGTAACACGATTAGGTGACAAGACAACAGGCCACGGTCCGTATAAGCCACGACCTGCTACTGGTGCAAGTGGGAATGTATTTGCCAACGGCATTGCAGTTAACCGAGTAGGAGACGGATGGGCACCACACGGTGGTAACCCAGCTTACAACGGAGACCCGCATCCCAGTGAAGGTAATCATACTACATCAGCAGGATCAGGCACTGTGTTTGCTAATGGCAAAGCAGTTGCTCGAATTGGCGATCCTGTTGAGGGAGATACTATTGCCGCCGGTTCACCAAATGTATTTGCAGGTGGTTGACAACTAAAAGAACTGTGCTATAATATAGCATGAACATTTATTTAGACATGGATGATGTAGTTGCAGACTGGCACAGCTACGCACAAGAAATCCTTAAACTGCGCTGGGACAAAACTGGCGAACGCATTCCGCAAGAAGATTGGGACAAGATTAAAGAGGATCTTCGATTCTATCGTAATCTACCCCTAATGGAAGGCGCTCATGAGCTAGTTAATATGTGCCAAGCATATATTGCCCGTAACCCACAATATCATCTACGATTCCTAACAGCATTACCACACGACTACTCTATGCCATTGGCAGCATACGATAAGGTATTCTGGGCGCATGAGCGTTTTCCCTATATACCGGTTACTATTGGGCCGTTTAGCCACGATAAATGGCGCCACTGTAAAAC